CGGAAGTTTTCAAGCGCTGCGGTAAAGTGCGGCTTGGCTGCCCGGTAGGTATCTTCATCAACAGCGCCTGGAAACGACTTTAACGACTTGCCACCAAACAGCTCATACAGCCCTTTAAGCGCTTCATCAGCACCCTTGACACCGGACTTGGCAGCAGCGCCAAGAATATCGGCAGCGGAACGGGTGGAAGGCGGGGCAGTAATAGCAACCGGGCCATTGGTGCCGTCATCATTCCAGATGGTTTTTTCTTCAGCAACCGGTGCCGCAAGGTTGGCACTATCCCAGCCTTTTAGCCATGCCTCTTTCATTCCCGGAGTCATTTCTATACTTGGGTTAAATGGATCTACAGGAATACGTGTTTTACCTGCAGCAAAGGCAGCAGCACCAGCGGCCCGCATTGCATCAAGGTTGGTCATCAGCTTCTCAGCCTTAACCTCTGCCGGAGCTGCCTGCTTTCCCTGTAACCCCTCAACAAAGGATCTCCGTGCCGGGGTATCCTTGGCATACCAGATCTTCTTACCCATAGCCCAGCGGAATCCATTGGCCTTAATCTTGGCCAGGGTGTCTGCATCAGGCTTGCCAGCAAAACGCAGTTCAATGCCATTCTGTGCAGCATTGAAGGTAACCTTTAAACCTTCAATACTAGATCCTGCAGCAGCCGGGGCAGGGTAGGCAGCAGATTTAAGTTCTGATGTCAGCTTGGCCTGCAGCGCCTGCAGCTTTTCAAGAGATTGCTGCAACCGCTTCTGTTCGCGTGCATCGTTTGTCTTGGCCAGTTGCTTTGCCAACTTCTTCCGAAGAGCTTCCTGCATCTTGGTCCGGTTGCGTACCGGTGCTGGAGCTGCTGCTTCGGCTGCAGCCTGGCTGAACAGTGCCGCCATATCATCAAGCGACATGCTGTTGATTTCTTCATCAATGGTGGTGGGGTGGGGCTTGGTGCGGGCTTCAAGCTTGGCAATACCCTGCTGAATCTTTGCACGGGCTGCCGGAGTTTTGGCATTCTTCATCATCTGCTTGAGGAATGCCTTGTGCTTGGCGGTGTTGCGAATTGGTGTTGAATTTTCCTGTTTCGGTACCACCTCACCATCAGCCATCATCTGAAACTTGGAACCGGTTACGGTGCCATCTTTAGCAATATCAAGCAGGATCAGTTTGTCAAGATCATAACTTACAGGCAGCTCTTCAATCATCGGGTCAATAAATAGCGCCAATTTTTTCGTTGTGTCATACAGCACGTTTGCTGAACGCACGTCCCATACCGCCACTTTACTTTCTGGATGCACCCACATGCGGGCCATTGGAGTAACTTCAGTCGGCTTACCGGCAAACTGAGGGCGCACAAAGGGTTGAAAACCAAGCCCCTGCATGTGTTTATCAATCGCTTCAACAGGCGCTTTAACAATATTGTCGCCATGAAAGTAGGGCTGATCAATAACGGCGTGCAGTTTGCCGTTGATCTGTGAAAGACCTTTATAAGTATAACTTGCATCAGGGAAAAGTTGGTTGTGGTGGTCAAGCCGGTCAAGATAATCAGACCAGGTATGATTAGCGGCAGCGTTACCAAACTTGCGGAGCGTTGTTTTATCGGGGGAAAGTGCTACCTTGTGTTCTGTTTCACCTTTACTGCCCTGTTGTTTCCATGCAACAACAAAACCGGCAGCAGGAAACTCACCAGTATCCTGCATAAACTGCTTTAATGCCTCAACCTCTTTGGCCTTGATCGCAGCAAACAGTTCCTTTTGGTCGCCTTTTAACTCAACTTGTCCCGGTTCTGGCTGCTCTTCCCGTTCAGTCGTTCGTATTGCTTCGTGAACTCTTCTGGCGTGGCTGGATGCTGCTCGGAGAGCAACTGCTGCACTTTCCTGCCGTGTTCCTGTTGAAACTTCAGGGCTTCCGGGCTGAGTTTGATCTGTCTGGCCATTGGTCGTTTCTCCTTCTTTTATTATAGCAGGTTCCGATGAATTTGCAGTGCTATTTTTACGGGTAGCGGCAGACTCAGCTGACACGGACTGCCCACCGGTCTGCTCACCCCCCTGCTGCAGCTCTGTTTGTGGAGGCTGATAATCAGCCATATCTTTACCACGAATATCCCGTACAACACCTGTAATTGCTGCCTCATACCCCTGTGCATATGGCACAATAGCTGAATCTGTTCCATTTAGTTTTGATCTGTTAAACGGCAGACCAGCCTTTGCATCAATATAACCATCAGCAAAGCTGTATGCAGTTGAACTTTCAGGATGCGCGTAATCTTTAATCAACTTACGGAATGCCTTGTCTTTCAACAAAGCAACCTGTTCTTCATATCGTTTCCGCTTATTATCTTCATTTAAGGCAGGTATACTTTCCTTATTTTTCTCAGCAAACCTTTGCAGCGCCTTTCTGGCCTGTTCTCTGGTCTTTTCATTCCTGGCATTCTTCAGCATCTGCTTCAGGAACTTAAGCCGCTTACGCTCTTTTTCCGGGAAGTTGATACCAGACAGATCAAACGGATAATCAGACTCTTCAACGCCATCAGGAGCCTGGCTTAAATCCTGATCCTCTACCTGCTGCTGGTTCTGATTGCTGTATGTAGGCCTACCCCCCAGGTGCTGATCAATCTTGGCGTACATATCTTCTATGCTACTGCCCGGCTGCAGGTAGCCCTGTTCTTCCAGCGCCTCCCGCATTTCATCCAGATTCTTGCCGGTCTTACTGATAACATGCAGGAAACCGGCCTTGCCGGTTTTGGTGGCATGCCGGGCCAGATCCTTCTTGCTGTCTTTAATGGCATTACCCCACTGGGCAATAGCCTGATCCTGATCAAGCCCGCCCAGCTTGGCTATGGCGGTAATCATATCATCCTGAGTGGGCTTTACAGAACGGTCACGCTTTGGAGCCGGAGAGACGGTTTTAACCGATCCCCCCGGCATGGTGGTTGGTGCTGCAGTTACTTGGGTGGTTTTTCCCTGTTGTGCATCATTGCTGCTGATTACTCCTTGTTGTGATTGTACTCCTGCAATGGCTGCAGGTTGTTTACGCTGATTGGTAAAGCTGGCCCAATACTTGACCAGATCCTTCTTCTCTGGGTCTGCTGCTTTCATCAGAGCGTTAAGGTTCTGCCGTTCAAACTTGCTGGTTGCTGGATCTTGCATCTGCTGCTGTGCCCATTGCAGCGCCTGAAAGCGTGGTGAAGAAGGCGCTGGCTGCAATACCCCCAGCATTCCCTCAACAGCCGGGCCAGCTATGGCCGGTTGTACCGGGGCATTGGCAAAGGGAGCATCAGCAAACTGTTGGTACTGGTTATTGCCACCAGCAAGCAGGGCACTGGCCAGGCTGTTCTTGCTGCCATCTGCAGCAACCGGCTTCAGGTTGCCCAGCATCCCTTCTACAGCCGGGCCAGCAATGGCAGGCTGTAGAGGGGCATTGGTAAAGGGTGCATCTGCAAACTGCTGGTACTGGTTGCCGCCAGCAATCGGTGGTACTGCGCCATCACGGGCAATCACTGGTGAACCAAACTCCGGTATATCCCCCATAGCATCAGCACCACCGGGGGCAGGGGAGGCACCTGCCGTACCGGTGGAAGTATCTGCCTGCTGACCAGGCATTGCAGATACCTGCTGTGCATTATCCGCAACTGTTGCGGATTGTTTGGGCAATAAAAGAGCTGGATCTGAAAGATCAATGGCATAGGGGGCACTGCCGGTAGTAGCTTCATCACCAATGGCATCATCAGCATTTTCAAGGAAATTGGTTGCTGCAGCTGGGTCAACCTTCTGCAAATCCTGGGCAACCAGTTGGGCGGCAGCTACCCGTGCAGCAGGGTCTGCAGCCGGATCAGTTAATGCGGATTGAACTGCAGCAGATCGGCTGTACTTGGCAACATGGGCAGGAATACCAAAAGGGGCCAGCAGCAGGGCAGTACCAAAGCCACCTTGGGCGCTTCCTGCAGCCTGCTCCATAAACCTGGGTGCATCCTTTAAGCCAGCAGACCGCTCAATGGCCGCCTGTGTTTCATCCTGTAGCGGTTCTGTAATGGTTTCACCAGCCAGCTCCAGTCCCATACCCTTGGCATATTCCTTCAGTGCAGTCAGGCCTGGCTTTGCTGTTTTGGCCAGTATGCTCTCAACCGTTGCTTTGCCTATGGTGGGCAGGGCAGCCTTTACAAACTTACCGCCAACCAGCGTCATGGCACCTTCGCCCAAGCCTTGAGTGGCACCAGTAGCCAGACTGGTGTTCTTGGCCTTTACCACACGGGGGTCATTGGGATTGTCAGCAGCAAACCGGTCATCAAGACCTTCCTGCTTCAGCATCCGTTCTTTGGTGTCCTGATAGGTGCTTCCGCTGTACATTCCAGCAGCAAGAGCTGCCCCAGCATAGGGGTTAAGCGCACCAGTAGCGATGATAGGGGCCATCTGCCCCACACCTTCTGCACCAGACACCAGCACCTTATTAACCAGACCATCATCAGCCGTGGCGCTTTTTTGGAAATCAGGCAGCTTGGCAATGGCCTGGGCAGACTCTTGCAGATCCTGACCTTTTTTGTACCAGTCTGAATCAACACCGGCAATAGACTTGATAGCACCGCCTGCCATTTCCGGCACAGCCACAAACAGACCACGCTTGAAACCTGCTCCCATTTCACCCAGGGTGGATCGGGCATCCTGGCTTTTTGGTTTTTCTGCTTCTGGCTGATCAAGATATTTGGACAGGTACATTATTTCACCTCAGTTTGCATACCAAGAGTAGAAGGATTACGCACGGGGAAAGTAGGGGCTTGTGGCTTAACAATGCCTCTCCTGGCCAGTTGTTCTAATACACTCTGGTCGCCTTGTTTAAAACCGTTGATAAACCACTGTCTTCCCCCCTTATCCATTTTATCAACTAAAGCATCAAAGTTTTGATTAAAAGCATCTTGGGCGGCCATGTATGACATAGCTACTTTAATATCATCAGGATGTTCCATACCAGTCTGACCTTTTACCCATTTGGCAGCCATATCCTGCTGGAGCTTTTGCTGTTCTTTAGTACGGGCAGCCTGATCCTTGATCTGGGCAATCCGTTCTTGTCGCATCAAGTATTCCGGGCTTGATTGAGCTTCCATCAGTTTTGCATGAGAATTGTAATAACCTGCCTGGGCATCATAAACCGGCTTATGTGCAGCCAATTCTGATTGTTTTTGCTGAAGATCAGCGGCATGTTGCTGGCCTCGCTGGCTAACTTCTTGTCCGGCTATTACCATCCTTAAATCATTATTGCGAGACTCGTTTGCTATGCGTAATGCACGCATAGGAGCTAAATCTCTGACTGCGGGATCAATTTTGGCAAGGTAATCATCAACCGATGGCACGCTTTGCTTTGGTTGTGATGCAATTTGCTGCTGACGGGCAATTGCTTGTTGTTGCCTGAATTGGTTGGCTTGATTGGATGCACCAGCTATTTCTGACATTCTGGTTTTGCCACCACCGGCAGCCAAGGGCGAATTACCAAAATCTGAACCAGTGTAATACCCAGCATCAGTTAACAATGCCCCGTTTTTAGATCCTGGTTTAAACCTGTCATCCATCGTATCACCAACTACCTGAACGTATCCGGTAACTCCGCCAGGCAATTGGCCCGTCTCTTTACCCAACGACTGATTCTTTGCTATTTGTCCCAATTGTTGATCAACGGTCAGGTCGCTTATGTTGCTATTGCTTTTCCCAACCCTTGCAGCAGCAGAAGAAGAGGCAGTGACACCTGTACCTGTTTTCGTTGGACTGGTAGCAGCAATAGCAGCAGGTGACGGAGTTATTGAAACAGGTTGTTTCTGGGCAATAACAGGGGCAGTTGCAGCAATAGCAGGAATATCATCATTCAAATAGCCAGGTGATGACTGCCCCCAATTGTGGGCAAGGGCACTCACAGCGCCTAAAATGTTGCTTTGTGTGCCCTTTCCGTCTGCAGTAGGCTTTGTCCAATTTACGGGGCGCATATTCAATGTGTCTACTTCCGGTTGTGCAGATGCAGATGCAATGGGCCGAGCAGTCAAACTCTGGGTTATTTGTTGGGCTTGCCCTACGGGAGCAGCGGTTTTCTTTATGACATCCTGACCATTATATTGAAACAGGCCATTAACCAAACCCGCTGATTCCGGCAAACCATTTGCAACCGCCTCATCTGTTTTTCTGCGTATTTTAGACACAATACCCGACTCAGTATAGTTAGCCATATCACACCCCCTAAAATCCGCACTAAATGCGGACAGATTAGCACATACCAACCACAAAAGTAACATTAATTATGCCTGCGTCACCACCTGCGCAATACCATTTACTGCACTCATAGCGCCAGTAGCCATATTTGCCAGCGCACTGGTAGCACCTGTCAGCCCGGAAACCTTAAGTTGCGTACCACCCTGAACAGCTTGCAACATCAATTTCCCGGCATCAGCACTTGCCCCGGCTTCCGCTGCATACAGCCCTGCCAGTGCTTTAAAATGCTCACCATAGGCACTAATGTTCGCCTCAGAAACCTTAGCCTGTGCCGTATACCCTTCAAGCGCCGCGCGGTAGGAGTTTACATAATTATTATTGGTGCTGTTGGCTGATGCAGCAGCAGCGGAAAAAGCTGAAATTTGGCCATTGTAGGTTTCCGACCACGCTTTTACCCTTTCGATATTGATCTGGGCTTCTTTAATTTTAGCCTCAACCTGAGTTGAGTATATCTGTGCCTGAGCCGTTGCCAGAGATGCTTGGGCTTTGGGTATTTCTATTTGAGCAACCACGCCACGCACCTGTGTTTCATAGGCTGATATCTTTGTTGCCTCTGCCTGAATCTGGGACTGATACGCATCGCATTGCGCCCTGAAGATATCAACCTTGGCTTTGTCTGCACCCAATGAAGCAACATAGCCCTCTATCTGTGCCTTATACAGTTCAATCCCTGTACCCAGTGCAGCAACTTTTGCCTTGTAAATTTCTACCTGCTGCAGATCCAGTTCACCCTTTATTTTTTGTGCGTCCAGCTCCCCCTTAAACACCTCAATCTTCAGACCTTCTGACCTGATCAGTGCTTCAAACACAGCTGATTGTGTTTTGTAGGCATCCAGTTTGGCATTGTAACGAGCAATAGAAGCATTAAAATAATTAATGCCAGCTTCAACAGAAGCCCTTGCAACCTGCAGCATTCTATCTGCAAAACTTGTAACTGCTTGCAGATGCAGCCGCTCTACCTCAGTCAGTCCGGTAATGGCAAATTGCGTATTTTTCTGGGCCAGATCAGCAGTAGCAATCATTACATCACGGGATTTGTCCGCACGAGACATGGCATACTTATCGGCAATATCAACTTGCTGCGCTCTCATCCTGTCAGGTGGCACAGGGAAGCCTCTTTTACCAAACGCTTCTGCCGCCATCTGCATAGCCTCATTTGCTGCCAGCAAGTCACGTTCTGCTGCCTTATTCCAGATAGCCTGCTGAACATCATCAGCAATACCGGTACCGCCCGTCCTGATATCCTCAAGCAACTTATCTTCCACAAGACTTAATGTAGGTGCATCCCATACCCTGCCCAGGTCATCAGTAAAGTGCCAGTATGATGCAATATCCTTAATTGTTATTGCGATAAAGTCTTCTTCAGGTATTTGACCGGCAAAGGATGGAATAGTTATTACCGGTGGATCAGGTATAGACGGAGTACCGGATAATACTGGATCATCTGGCATGGCTAGGTTTGGTACGGCTGGTAATACAATTCCGCTACCGGATAGAACCGGAGCCATCGGTGAATCACCAAACACTGCTACAGGGGCCACCGGAACCGTTATTGAAGGCATTGAAATAGTGACATCTGCAGGAGCAACTGGCAACACCATAGCAGGTATCTCAGGTGCTGCACCCGGATACGGCAGGCTTGGCATTGACACCAGTGAAGGTGCAGCAGGCACCTGGCCAATAAAACCCTGTGGAGGCGCAAACACAGGAGGAGAAGGGAACCCAAAACTGTATGACACATTGTCATTCCCTGCAACAGACAGTGTATTGGCCATACCCACCGCTGTTGTAACAAGTGTCTGTGCCCTGTTAAATGCACTGTCAATAATTTGATCGGCGGTTGCCATGCTAAGCTCCCTAAAAAGTTATTTTACTAATATCATAATGTTATTTTCCACAAGTGCTCTTGCTATTGTCCACACGGGAGCTTTAATGCTGTGGCTGTGTTTTATTTCATCCCATTTATTTTGTACTTCAACAAGCATATCATCATAATCACAATAACTAAACTTATCCCTGTCTACATAGCTATATGATGCTTCACCATCAACCATGCCAGTAAAAACAATTACATTATTATCTAACCCTTTTTCGATTCGATAATCTTCGGACAAACACACTAACATTGCTGTTCCATCAACTACATCATCAGATCTTGTTATTTTAATATGTGTTGCATCTAAATACATTGCTGCCGGGTTTGAATATGTTGCAATAGATTTTGAAATATAAGGAACAGATGATGATGTAATCTCTCCTTGATAGGTAAGATAAATAAATGTCTCTGTATAGTCTGAAGATGTAATAACAATAGGATCACTATAAAAATTCTTTTCTGGAATAACACTTACATAAACTCCACCTACGCTTAAAACATTGCTCACATTTATTGGCTCATATGTGGCAACAAAGTGGTTGAACGCTGTATGAGATACAAATGGAGTGATATAATGATTTATTCCAGGCACTTCGTCTGCGTCTATATAGCAAGTATAATAATTTGCATCATATGATACACTTGAATAACCTAATGAATTACTTTGGCGTCCATTATAAGGATATACTTCTGATATAGAATATATAATATCATTTGTTGTTATTGTATCAGGTACATTGTTTACTGGCAACCATTGCAATCCACTACTTTCATAGCTTGGGTTATATCTATTAATAGTTTGTGTTTTTATTTCAACACTCGGACAAATACAACTGCACAAACCGCTATATTTAAAATTCTTTTTAACATCAAATAATATTTCCATGTTATCTAAAAATGCCAAAGGCAGATTATTAGCTATTTTATTGCTAATAGCAGCGAAATCCTGTGAAATACTTTCTATATAACCAATTAAATTATTTGCATTTACCTTCATATCAAGAATTGTTTTTGTATTTAGCACAAAAAGATAATTATCTAACACTGCTCCTACGCCATTATTTAATGCGTTTGAATATTGTAACACGTATATTTCATTTGATAGACCCCTAACCATATTAGCGGCAAACTCAGCCAATACAGGGTACTTTATCGAATTTTTACTATCTATTTTTTTTAATTTTTTTATACATAATCCAAGTAAAACTTCATTGTTTAATGTTGTTTTGGTATAAACCCCACCATTTACGCATAAAAGCAAAGATTCATCATCATCATCCACCCAAACCTTGCCCACCTCTCCCTCATTCCGAAACGAGGCATTGCCCATGCTCCGGCGCTGCTCCCCCAGCATCAGCTTGCGGTTAGCCACAACACCGGCAGCCCAATCAGGTGAGCCTGATAGCGGGACATAATGCCTTATGGACATTACGCGGTTCTCCGGGTAGCAGCAGGCTTTAGCTCTAACGATGTAATAGACACACCAACTGGCAGCGATAACCTGGCTGACCAGTAGCGCGATTTAATCCCCTTGGCCAATTTAAACCGCTTGTTTTGCTGTAACCCCTGATGATTAATAGTGGCGCTGTATCCTCTGACAGTTCCGCCATCCGATATAACAGATAGAGCCAGATCCCCGTAACCTTCGCAATCCAGCACTGCATCAGGAACGTACTTGACCACAGCAGCCCCCATATCAGACGTGCCCACTTCAACAACACCAACTATCTCTTTACCTGCATCAGTTGTGTTGTCCATCAGGTACAGACCATCAGCAGCACCAGCCAACAACAGACCGTTACCCAGCATGGCAAATGTCTGAAACGGGTAGTTACTGTACTGTGCCATACCTTGTGTACGGGCATTAACCAGCCAAACCTCTGTAGTGCCGCCACCTGCCAGCCTTAAATCAACAGCCAGCCAGGGCATAAACGCCACCAGTGAACCACCATAGATTAAATCAGATGCAAGATTACCTGATATTAATTTGATTCCGGTAGTGGATATGGCAGCAGAAAAGAGGGAACCCAACAGGTAGGATGTTGACAAATAGACAGCTGCCGCCGTGGTTGAAAAACTAAAAGAAGTTCCGGTTAAGAATGAAGCGTCCAACGTAATACCACTTACTGTCATTGAAGCGCCCGCATCAGTTGGAACATCCAGCGTTGCATAAACACCCACAGGTGCGCTTGACATAACCAGATCAGCCACAAAACCCATTAACAGGGTTGCCTCAAACGTGATGGGAGCAACAATCAATACAGCTGTTGCACTGTCTATGGTTGCATCCAGCAGCACACCGCTGCCAGATACTATTAACGATGCACTGTAATTATCACCAGCAATTATGTCGGCGTATATTTCAGGCCAAGCCAGGCTAGTTATAAAATTGCTCTGATAATATACTTCAGAAAACAGTACATTTGCATCAATTTCAGGCATAACTATGGGGCTTTCAAACAAAAAAGTTATACCAGACGTTGATATTTTTACCCCTGAATCTATTCCGGCATCAAGCGGGTTGGCATACAGGTAATCAAGATCAGTAGAAGCAGCAAATTCATAGCAATCGCTAAATCCTCCCTGCTCAAGCCATGTTGAACCACTATCCTCAGAAGACCACAACGAGCCGTTTGCAACCAACATAGTGCTTCCGTCAGACGATATTGCCACCGCATGAGAACCCAATACATCCGTTGATGGGGACGCACTCCATGTGGTTCCACCATCATCGGATGTATACACACTTCCACCCCAGGCAACTGAAGCAACTATTTTTTGGGCATTATCAGAAGCGCTTACAGACCACCACGATCTTGAGCCTGCCGCTGTCCGTTCAGTCCATGTTGCACCGTAATCAGATGACGTATAGATATAACCACCGTCAGTTGTGGCAATAATATTTGAACCAGACGATGACGACCAAAGTCCCGACCACGATCTTGAGCCTGCCGCTGTCCGTTCAGTCCATGTTGCTCCGTAATCAGATGACGTATAGATATAACCACCACCGGTTACGCCAGCTACCAGGCGAGAACCATCAGCAGATGAAGCTATTGCAAACCAGTATTTTGATCCAGCCGCCGTTTTTGCATCCCAGCTTACGCCTCCATTTGTGGAAACATAAATATAGCCGGTTGTGTCACCTGCAGCAATAAGGGCTCCGTTTCCTGATACAACTATGGAACGCCACGCCCTTGAACCTGCAGCCGTGCATTGTGTCCATGTTAATCCAGAATCAGACGACACATAAATATAGCCGTTCTCTACACAGACAGCTATTACAGCGCCAGAGTCCGAGCAACTTACCGTTGTGAAATTGACATTTGGGCTACTTGTGGGTTGCCAGGTAAAAGAAATACTCATAAATCAACCTCACCCAAAAAACAGGAACGGGGCACATAATATATGCCCCGATACAAGGAATAGATTACTGCTGGATCACTGGGACTTGTAATTCAAACTTACCAAAGGTCTGTGTGGCCCCTGTGGCTACGTTTGCATTGGTAACATTGATATCTGCGCCTGTTGTGCCGATACTGCAGTCAAAGCGGATAAACTTCTGGGTAATGGCATCAGACGATTGATCATCATTGCCACTACCTTCAAAACGCATCCAGCCAGCAATACCGTCAACCAATCCCAGCCCCTGCCAGTTATCAGTTGTTTTCTTTAGCAACCCGGCAACCGCAGCCATAAACGACAGCCCATTGACAGCATCAACACCGGCTGTTGCCCCTGCGCCTCCAAGGGTAGTAGATGAACCACCATTAATTACCGCAGATAGAGTGGCAGCAGTTACCGCTACGGTCATACCGTTCAAGTTATCTCCGCTATTTTTTCGCGCCGTCAATGTCACAACAGCACCTGAACTGGTTGCGGTAAAGCCATGCGCCAACTTACGCAAATTGATTTCTGCAGCCAACAGTCCTGCTGTAGTTGTCAGATCGGTTGAAAAGTCAATGCTGTTTTCCATCAGTTTCATACCACCGACTGTTACCGCCGATACAGTTCCGCTTGAGCCTGACAGCGTAATAGTTGCAGTAGCCTGTACACCAGCAGTGTAGTTCCCCCCATCCTTGGTGAACACAGCCAGCAAGGTACCAGTTGGTGCATCATTGGCAGAAGCTGGCTGAGAACCAGAATATACCTTAATTCGTCCACCGGTTAATGCCGCAGCCCAGCTGCCGCCATCGGCCAGAAAATTGGTAAAAGCGGTTGAAATACGTTTTGACATGGTGATTCTCCTTTAGATTGATTGCTCGTCATAATCGGCAACAGGCGGGGTATACGGATTAATAGCCCCCTGAACACCAGAAATAGAGGCCAGATAGTGTACCTGCCCTTGTTGGTTACGAATAACACCGGCTCCGTTTGATCCGGCACCGATCGAAACAGTGCCCTCTGAAATAGGAATCAGCTGACCGCTATTCCCTCCAACATAGATACCCCGTGTAGTAGCAAACCAGACCACCTTCCCGATCATCTGATGGTCACCACCCAAAAGGTTAGCGTCAGATAACTGCGCGGTGCGGAATATGGCCTGGGCATCCAGTATCTTACGGAAGGTTATTTCGTCGTATCCAGGGCCAGATAGGAAATAAACCGCATCAGAAGAGGAGATCCAGACACCATCATCAACCGCCAGCAGCATGGTTATGATGCTACCCATTGGCGTAAATCCCTTGGTCGCATGGACAGCCTCCAGATTGTAGGCCAGAGTGGTAACCAACTGGTCACCAGCAGCAACCAGCAACGCCCCGTTATAAAAAGTAAGCAGCTGGCCTGCAGGGGTAGGCACTACAGACAGCGTACCAACACGGGGAGAAACATCAGGCCAGACCACGGCACCGGACTCCACAAATCCCAGATCAACCCCGTTACTGAAAACCACCGTGCCATTAACATCCTCAAAATCAATCGGCCTGTCAGTTTGCAGATCAGCCAGCTTGGTAGCCGACAGATCATCATGCAGCCGGCACAGCTCCAGACCATCACCAAACAGACAGAGGCCGTTTTTGCACCATGCAGAATGGATCTGACCGTCTCTGATCTTGCGGTATCCCTTACGGGTTGTTGCCCGCCCGGTATGATCCAGATCCACGTCAATCGCCTGCACCAGTTCACCAGATTTCAGTTCTGTGCGGGGCTTGATTGTGTTCATGCCAAGAAACGTGAAGGCGGATGATTTCATTATTCATACCCTTACAGATAATCAGCGGTACACAGATCAAGCCCTGGCAGTTCATAGGTAGGGATCTGCATAGCCTCAAAAATATCAGCCTGATCAGCCGGACGTGTGCCAAACTTCGCCTCAAACTGTGCCAGCATCTCTGCAGAACGATTACCGCTGAACAGTTCAGAATCCTGATTGCCGTAAATCCGGTACTTAATCCATGGTATCAGTGCAACATGAAGGTAGGGGTGAATCTCAGGGCTGGTCTTGGTGGTCACATCAGCCAGCGGCAGCCTGATAACCGTAAGGTTCAGCATGCCTGCTGTTGTTGGATTCTTGAACAGCCTCAATCGCCCCTTATCCATACCGGTTACAAAGGCTACCGGTTCCCCCTGCAGATCTTCCCAGCCATCAACCAGTTCATCCAGCCGGGTAAAGCTGATCTTGCTTAACGGCTTTGCTGCACCAGTCAGCTTGCCACGCAACACAGACAGGATACGGGGATCATGGGCATAGGTTGAAACACCGGCAGTCAGTTCCACCGCACAGATCTCATCGGTTGTTGAATCAGTCAGCAGTCGGCCCCTGATACATGCCTCACGCTCGGCATCATTCAGATAGCTCAGTATCTGCCTCTGCTGTACATACTTGTCAGCATCAGCGCCCACTTCATCATCAATCTCACGCCGTACCAGCTTTTCAATATCTGCAAAGTTCATAATCCATCCCCGTATCCAGCCTGTTTACTGTTAAGCGCCCATACCTGGCAGATTTGCGTTCTCACCATCACCGGCAGAAGGGGTCTTTTCCTCTTTCTGCTTTTCCTCTTTTTTTTAACCCTTGGGCTTTTCCTCTTTGGCGGGTGTTGGTGGTGCTGGTTGTGCTGGTGCATCTTCAATAGCCTTAAACTCTGCATTACCCAGCAGCTTGGCAATAGCCTTTTCATCAGTCACATCAGGGGTAGTGCCATTAGAAAAGTCATAGCCAAACACCTTCATGTTCTTTGTATCGCCCAGAAACTTGAACTTCATCACAGCCTCCTTATCCTTGTAAGTGAGCGGGGCAGCAGCACGCTACCCCGCGTTATCCGCAACTATTGCGGATTATCAGGCATCAGCAACGCCGGAGACATAAACGGTACATACCGACCAGTCAACCGCATTGGCAGTGCCTTTACCCCACTGCAGCTTTTCCACACCACGCATTTCCATAAAGCCGACACCGGCCCGGAACTCGTAGTCATCCTCTTTGGAAACCGTGGTACGGGTACGCTGTGCCCATGCCACACCCAGCGCCTGAGCGCCACACAGGAAGCAGGGAGCAACCGCAATACCGGCATTACCCACACCGGCCAGAGTGGTCATTTCAGGGATCTCGCGAACCATTACGCCATCCCACTCAATAGAGCTGGTACCGGAGAACAGCGGATTCTGCTTACTGCGCTCAAGAGCGTTTTCCCAATATTTATTTGTAACCATCCATGCCCGCAGATCACGGAAGGCAACAGAGGGAACATACATCACATAGGTTTCCTCATCATCCCCGTAGGTAACAGGGCGGATACCGTCACCATTGGCAGTAACAGCAGTCTGCGCCATACGCTTGGCCAGCTCAACCACGTTGCCGGTCAGCTTGTCATTGGTAGAATCCACATTCAGCAGGCTTGCAGAATGATCATTGGCAGCATTGTTGGACTTTGCAGCACCAAACAGTACCCGGTCTGCGTTATCAACCAGCCATGCGTCCTTTTCAGCCTCACTTGCAGTAGCATAGGTCTTGCCATTAATGGTATGCAGTGCCGTGATAATCGCATTACGCAGATAGCGCATTGCCAGATCCTTCAGCGCCACCTTACCGGCGTTACGAATATCAATCGGGCTTTTCTGCTCTTCAGCCACGTTTACCACCGTAGCATCACGCACAACAGCAACCTTGATAGCGTGACCTTCGTTTGGCAGCGCCTTCTCATTGCCTGACAGAACAGTAGAACCGTCGTTAGGGCCTGCAGTTGCATCCAGGGCACCGATCAGGTTAATGGTGATTGCATCACCCTTCTTCTTGGTCAGGTTTTCCTTGATCTGGATAACCGAGTTTTCGTCAGTGCCCATGTAGCGCTTGAAGCGGTTGGTACGCACATACGATTTAAAGAAAGCATCATCCCACTGAGCAACTTGCTCATTCACAGAAACAGTCGTTTCAGCCATTGTCGTATCTCCTGGCCCGTGTTATCGGGCAAAGGTTGGTTCATGCCTGGCAGGTGTTCTCCTGCAAAGACAGAGTTAAGTTGACGAACGCCCTAAAATATCCTCCATCGGAGTAGGGCCGGTGAACATCTTGTTTGATCTACTGCTACTGCCAGTGCCAGGCACCTCAGAGAAACCGCCTTTCAGCTTCTCCCGCGCCACACTTGTGGCAGCTTGTGCGGCTGGCTTCTGTGTTGCAGGTTTGGTTGAAGTTGACATACCCAGCTTCTTGGCCTGGGCCGGTGCAAATGTATCAACCGCCTTACGCAACGCCACTGCCTGAGATTCTCCACGCTTCAGCAAACCATCGTAGAAAGCATTGATGTCAGCATTAAGCCCTGCATCAGCCTTCGGATGTTCAGGATCAAGAAATGGATACTCGGCATGTACTGCATCAAGCACCTCGGTAAATTCAGCAGCAGCCTTTTCCTGTGCTGAAACCGTTTTCTGTGCCTGGGTAATCTGGTTGACTCTGACAGCCTCAATCTGCTCATCCAGATCCTCAACCAGCTTTGCCGCTTCTTCATCAGAAGGATCAATCAATGATGCAGCCAATGCTTCACGGTACTGCTTCCGCAGTTCTTTCAGCTCAACCTGCTGTGGGGCATTACCCCCCTGATCACCGGTAGCCTGCTGCGACTGCTGCTGTTCCTGCAGCTTTGCCAGTTCTGCATCAAGTGCCGCTTCCTTCTGCCTGATCCTCTCCCGCTCCTTTGCCAGCGCTTTCAGTTCTGACTTCACATCACCATCAGGCTGCTGTGCATCATCGGTCTGATCGTTGGTATCATCAGCGGCGACCTGATCACCATCTACGCCCGTGGACTGGCCATCAACCTGTCCCTCATCAACAACATCAACCTGCTGATCCACTACCTGTTGAGTACCTTCATCAGAACCATTCAGAATCTCATCAATCGTCTCCATCTGTTTTCCTCCTCGCCCGATTCGGCGGCGACCCTATAGTTTTTTATTCCAACACGCCCGAAACCCGGCGACGGTATATCTGTTTCATACCAGCACGAATCGCATCTTTTTTAGAATAAAACCAGTTGCTTAAATCAGAATCCTTTTTCAAATATTTTTTAGGTAAACTCTTAGGAATATCTGAATCATCATTGGTTATGAACTTTGGGAACACATACAAACTACCACCTATGAAATCAGACAATATGTAAATAGTCTGGCCTTGCCGTACTTCTCCAGGCAGCGGATGTTTGCGTTTAGCCATCACATCACCCCATCATTGCGCTGCGTCTCAATCCCCTGCATCATCCCCTCACCCGGCCCCTGCATCCTATCCGGGAACATAGGGCTGGTGTTCTGATCACCTCCAGGCATTGCAGCAGCAGCAGGCGCAGCCGGGGTAGGGTAGACCGGAGCTGCATTCAGATCCTTAAACCCGGCGCTCTTGGCAATCTCATCAGCAATAGGCACCACACCCGGCACGGTGGCTGCTGTCTGGGCAGCCTGCATAGAAGCGTAAAGCGCCTCAACCATCTTAACAATCTTCTCGGCCTCAGCCTTTTGTGCTTGGGCCTGCTCATTGGCAACCTTGGCCTCAAGCAGTGCAGCATTCAGATCAGCCAGTTTCTTCTGCATATCAACAGCAGCCTGATCCTGAACCCCCTTCAGCCGCTCCAGCACCTTCTTCTTGTTCCTCAACGTACTGGATTCAACCAGCAGCTCAAACGCTGCAGCCTTCTGATCATCCGGTATGGAAGGATAGATAGCCGTCAACGCCTCAAACTGCTCCTGCTGGCTGTTCACGGTATCCGGCACCTCAACAATACTGAAATCAACATCCACCTCAGCAACATTGTTCTTAATGCCAACCACCTCACCGGCCTCATCCAGAATCGGCACGTTCAGCCCTACCCAGGCAGGCGATTGATCATCACCGGTAATCCGTATCCACTTTTCTGCTGTCCAGAACTGTTTGATACGGTTCCAGACTGTACGGCAAACATTGTTGTCAAACTGAGCAATACACTCAAACAGCGGCTTCAGCTCGGTACTGGCCCCCTGCTGTAGCTTGCGGATAGCATTACCCGACAACTGGCGCTCATCCGTACCGGCCATAGCAGCATTAACCCCAACAGAATCAATCTCCTGCTTGGCCTCCTGCAGCAACTGAAACTGAGCATTAGCCTGATCATTTGTAGGCAGTACCCCAAAGTCCTTACCAAATTCGCCACGCTGAAACTTCAGGTGTCCATCAGGCTTGTTCAGTTCACTCTTCAGCTTCTGCACATCATTGGCAGCACCTTCTGTACTAAAGGTCTGCCGCACAGAAACCAGATGCAGATGCTTTGAACCACGCTTGTTGATCTCATCCTGAATATCCAGCCACGGCTTCACATACCCGTAACGATTCCCTTCCCGGTCAACATGGCTGCTCTGCAGAATAATGGACCACTCAGGTACTCCATTAGCATCAACATAGGGTGACGGCTCAGGATCTGACAAAAACCCGCTGCGGGTAAACTCACAAGCGTACACTTCATTGCCATGCTTGTACTCCAGCTTACAGATCCGTACCCGTTTACGCCGGGCATCAGCCCACTTTAGCCGGGGAGTATCATCATAGGTAGTGGACAATAGAGACTCGCTACTGATCGTGCTGGACAACACTCCAGCCCTGTCAGGATAACGTTCATCGGCCTTGTCGAAATCCATCCAGACAACGCCGTACCGGTACAGTGAATCAGAGAAATCAAGCTCACGGCTATGGGGATCAAAACCAATCCTGTCCCAATGAAACCGCTTGATGCAGATCTCCAGCTCATCACCACGGCCAGGCTTTACAAACACCTCAACCCCGCCCGTGCCTTCAATCACCAGATTCTCAAACACCTCTGACTTCTTCTTAGGGAACTGATTCTTGTCGTAGACATACCGCACCGCATCAGTAGCAGCCTGGGAAGCCTCTTCATCCTGCGGAGTACGCGGGGCTGCCTCCGGGTCTGTCCGGGTCTGCAGCTCTATGCCTTTAAGGAAATCAACCTTCGGCTTGATCCGGTTACGGGTAATAACCGGCTGTTTGCGGGAACGCAGTATTCCAGCCTCGCGGCTCGTCCACTGCTTATTGTCGTAGTAATCCCGGCACCGCTCAGAAAGAGCGCGGGAATCCACGGAAAGCTCTTCGGCCTCATCAAAGAAGGCCAATGCCTGTGTTAAAGTAATCATCTGCGGGTGTCTCCTGTCTGACTTGTCCCGTCTTGGCAGCTCACCACCCATTGTGGCGAACTGTGCTGCTATTGGTTATCTTGCTACATTGGCTTGAATTTATTTATCATTTCAGGTGAAAAATAGGCTATCTCAATATTTTCTTTCTTCATTTTTTTGCCATTTTTATTAAATCTACCAACTAATCTTGCATAAACAGTTAATTCATAATCACTATCAACAGATCTGTAATCTCCGTCTCTGAATTTGATGCCGATATTCTCCAGTTCATATTTATAATCACCATCACGTTGACGGATATATGGATTTTCGCATACCCAATATGAGCCGTCAGCATAATCTACCCTGAACTTGCAATTATTAACGGCGTTTCTGAGTATTTTTCTCTCTTTGCGTGCCAGCTCATACTTATAAGCATGCCTTAAACCAATAAGCAACGCTTCAGCCCTGTCTCTTTCTTGTTCTAATATTTGTAAAAACTCACTCATGCTGTTTTCCAATCATCATCATCATCGTAATCATCATCATAATCCAACGGCTTCTTTTCTTCTTCAACCGGAGGCACCGCACCGAACAGCTCATCAATCGCACGGCCAATCAAACTGCATACGTCAACACCATCATCATGCACACCTTCCAGCGGAAAGTTTTCCATCTGGTGCAACAACCGCTGTGCCCAGGGCAACCCGGTAGGGTACTCGCTTGCATCCATCGGCATATACACCTTACCCATTGCCCATCGTGCCTGAAACGCCCGTGCCCTGGTAGGCTTATTCGTAATACTGGCCAGCCAGCGCAAACTGCAAAACACCCTGCGCTCCATCATCCGCTTGTTAATAGATGATTCAAGCGCCCGCATGATCACCCCGGCCTCGCCAATCCATTCAATCGGCTTCCACTGAGCAATCATATCAATCTGCTTCTCAATCCATACAGAAGAATCAGTCTGTCCATACCACCAATCCAGCACAAAGATATTCTGAGCCGGATCAATACCAAAGATTCCCAGCTCCGTATAATCCCCCCCGCCATCAGTCACTGCATAATCACTCGCAGCATAGATGTTAAGGTAGGCTGGTGGCTTGGTATGATCGTACCAGCGCACACACTCTTTTTTAAAGAACAGACCGGCAGCAGGCCGGATCTTCCAGTTACCACCCAACAGACGTTCCCGCTCAACCGTATCAAGCGCCATCAGGTTTGCCATATAGCCAGGGTCAGACTCTAAGAGCTTCTTGTTATCGTGGATCGTAGCCGGGATAAAGGTCACGCTCTTTGGCATAACCTGATCACCGTACAGCTCCTTCAGTTCCTCAGCAGAATCAGCCCATATCAGCGCCTCATTCACCCGGATAAACCAGCGTACCTTGCCGCCACGCTCCACAATCGGCAATCCAGTCTCCTGATCAATCCACCAGCTAATAAACTCAGCAACCCAGCTATCAGCATCAGGGTTTGTAGTAGCCCTCACATAAGGCCTAACACCACACATAGACCGGTTACGAGAAAGCATGTACCAGAACTGATTAGCGCTAAAGTGGGTAAGCTCATCAAAGCAGATCAGGGCGATCTGGCTGCCCTGCCAGTTTAGCACCGTAGCATCATGCTCAAGGTGGGCAAACTTAACCTTGCCCCCTTCAGTCCATTGCCATTCCAGGCTATGCGCCACCGGCACACCACCGGCCAGCGCATACAACTTCATACTTTCATCCCAAAGACCACCCGGATTCCGTACCTGCGTAGCATTACGCCGAAAGTAGCAGGCAAAGAATCCGGTATTACGTATCACATGCCGCAAAGCCTCCAACAGAATCGCCCAACTTTTGCCACCCCCTGCAGCACCTCCGTATATGGCAATATCTGCCGGGGTAGAAAGAAACAACTCCTGTGGTCCTGGCTGCGGTTTAATCTCCATAATCGGTTAAGCAGTGCCTCCGGTAAACTCTGACAGCATACGCTGCTTGTTACCCTCAATCAGCACCTCAGACTTCAACAGCTCAAGCACACCCACAATCTCAACCGCCGTAAGCACATTCAGTGCGTTATTCACCAGCTCCTGCAAACCCTCTGCAAAATAGGCAACGTCCTCAGTCCTGTCTCTCTCCTCAGCCTGCACTGCTGCTTCAGCCATGATCAATCCCTTCCATTACCCGGAATGTAAAACGTCACCTTTGTATCAGACTCAACCGGCCCGCCGTTCTTGCCAGTCAACTCCACCAGCTGCTTATCAAGCCCGCACATACGCATCAGGTCCTGAGACTCCTTTTGCTTATCAGGGAACACGGGCAGATACACGATGCACCCGTCGTGCAGTTTCGCATCCAGTCCAATACACCGGCGTTGATCAGCAGTAAGTTGATGCACCTTGCGCTGCCTGCCAGCTTCATCAAACATCTGAGCCGGATCAAACCGCATAGCTGAAAGCTTGAAACTGATCACCTCAGACTGCACGGCAGCTCTGGTAACAGCCTGGTATTGGGCCACTCGTCTTAAAATGTCTTGTTTTTTCAGCAGGAAGTGTGCATTTTTACGAGCTTGTTCATCACTCACATCCTTATTCTTAAACTTCTTCGCAACAGCCTGATACGCCTTACCAGCATGACCAAGCTCAACGTACAACTGACAAAACTCCTCATCAAACGGCTTTAGGCTATGAGCATCAATGCCCATAGCCTCTTTAAAGCCCGGAAGGATCTGCTGGCCCGGTAATGCCTCCAGCCCAAATTGTGTCGAAGTGTCTGCGTCCATAATCCACCGCTTACACCAAACCAACCATCAACGTCAACAAAAATCCGCAGATAATGCGGACAGATCAAAACAAAGAAACCTGCTCCTCCACCTGGGCAACAAAACCAAACAGGGCAGGCTGCCCATTACAGCACCGCTCAACCTCAGCAGCATTGGCACCCTCAACCAGCATAATCGCCTCACGCTCTGCCCGCAGCTCTGCCTGCTCAGGAGACATCAGCCGAAACAACTCACGCCGTTCATCAGGTGTCACAGCAGAGCGCATCATGCTGCCACCCCCAAAATCTCAGCCTGCTGCTGCAAAGCCTCCCGGCGCTCAGCCAGATCAACAAGCTTAGTCGGCACCTTCACAACATCAACCAATCCAGCCAGGATACCGTTAAAATCTTTTGGAGCGTTACGCAGTTCATCGTCATTAAACTCGCCAATCATCAACGGTTCTTCACTAAACTCATGCCTGACCACTGGAGGCCGCCAGGCAGCAGACCACTCCCGCAACTCTGCCGCTTTTGGCCAAAACTTGCAGCGCTTGATAGCCTCCGTAATAGCCATGTCAAACGCTCCATCAGCCAGATCCTGCAGGCCTCGCCAATACAAGGCCGTCAGCTTATCAGCATCAGACTCCTCCAGCTTATCACCGCCTATTGGCCCAAAATACACAGCCAGCAGCTTCATACCTTCACTAAACACCCTGACTTGCATGGATAGCCTCCGCAACCCGGTCAATAGCCGCAAAATCAGAACGCAACCGCTCAGAACGTGCGCCGGGCCTGTCCCTGCTTCTGGCATCCGGTTTCGGCTTGCCTTCCAACACACTGGTCACGTATTTCAGCGTCCTGCCTCCCTGAACCGCAGTTATCTCAAAAGCGCTTTTGATCTGCTCACGGCTGTAGTACCGGCATAACTCGCTGGCCTGCTGGTTACAGCCCCCCGGCATCAGACTCCCGGTTGCCTCTTGAAACAGAAAACGAAACTCGTTGATTGACATTTTTTCCGACGACGACGGTTTTTCGTCGGTCGTGGGGGGTAGGGGGGTAGTTGATGCTTGAGAAGAAGAGTCGTCGTAGTAGATATTCCTTTCCTCTTCCTTTCCTTTCCTTTCCTTTCCCGGTTTCTCGCTTGTTTCTTTAGTGTTTCTTTCCTGCTTCTTGTCTGCTTCTTGCTTAATACTTTCAGTGTATTCAGGAAGTTTTGATTCGCTTCGTGCTTCATCACCAGTAAAACGCTGATGCTTCTCAAATGAAACTATTTGAATCAGCTTTACGCCATCAACCTCATACCTGATGATAAAACCACCGGCCTGCAGATCATCCAACAGTGCATCAAAATCAACATCATCATAGGGCAGCAGACACGCCTTCAGTCGTTTTGGCCTGTCCTCCATCCTGCCCCTGCGGTCTGCCTGGGTAAACAGTCCTATAAACAGATAGCGGCAGATAATCGGCAAATCAGCCAACTCTTCGTGCATAAACAGATCAGGCTTCACGGTGCGTATTCGGGCCATAACAACCTCAGTAGGTAACGGTATAAGTAAGAACAGCGGCAGCCAGCCAGTACACAATCTTGCGCCACTCATGCCAGCCATGCAGGCCGTAGCCAACAGCTGCAAAAACATCAAGTACAATCAGAAGTGTTGGGAACAAACGTGTTGAAATCATGAAAACATCCTGTCCAGCGGACTCTTAATCGCGCTCTTTTTCTGCATCACATGGGTATAAATCATTGTCGTCTCAACATGCTTATGGCCCAGCAGCTCCTGCACAGTGCGGATCGTCTCACCATCCTCAAGCAGATGAGTAGCAAAGGAATGTCGGAAGGTATGCGGAGTAACATGCTTATGGATACCGGCAGCAATCCGGGCGGTCTTGACCGCCTTCTGGATAGCTGTCTCATGGATATGATGACGACCTTCCAGCCCGGTCTGATCATTGTGCCAGCGGGTCTGTGCCGGAAACAGAAACTGCCAGCCAAACTCCCGGTTTGCGTTGGGATACTTACGATCAAGTGCGCCGGGCAACTCAACATAGCCCCACCCATCCCGCAGATCTTGTTCGTGGATGGCCTTCACCTGGGCAATATGACGCTTCAGTCGATCTGCCAAGGCAGCAGGCAGATTCAGCACACGGGCACAACCGCCCTTACTGGCCCGTATCGTCACCGTATTCTGCCCAAAATCAATATCCTTGATTCGCAGCTGCAGACAATCCACCTCATTACGCAAACCACAACCATACAACAGGCCACACACCAGCCAGATTGGGCCTTTTAGTTGATCCAGAACCGCATGCACCTCATCACGGGTACAGACCACCGGCAACCGCTGGGGCTTCTTTGCACGGGTTGCGTTAATCTCACCTGGCTCAATCCCCAAAACCCGCTTGTAAAAGAACAGCAGCGCATTGAACGCAACATTTTGAGTAGAAGCAGAAACATGCTTATCAACCGCCAGATGAGTCAGATACTCCGCAATAGCTTCAGCCCCGTGGCCCTGCTGGTGCTTCATCCGCCAATCAATAAACTTTGACGCATATCCCACATACGCCTGCTCGGTGGCCTTTGAATAATGCTTCAACGCAATACACTTACGCAGCTTGTCGAGCAGAATATCTTTCTTGCTCATGCTTCTGCTTTTTGTGTTTTCATTATCTGGTTGATACAGATGATATACGTTTGATTTAATTGCAGTATTCATGGTTTCCTCCTTGCAGGATATACAGCCGGTTTGGCGGGTTAATGATCGTTATGCCCCTTGTTGCTTGGCATACAACTCCAACCATTTGAAGGCGATGCCTGGTGGTCGCCTCCCATCACGGCCTTCTGTTTCCCAACTTTGCCAAGTGCGATATGGCGTGCCGGAATTTTCCGCCGCTTGTTTCATGCTGAGGCCCGCAGCTTCGCGGGCCTCTCTCAGTTTCATGGCTGTCATTTCAAATTTCCCCGAAATATTCACTGCCATCTCCGCCGCACCATGCCGACCAAACACTATCATAGTAGTTGTTCAGGTAGTCAGTCAGGTCGTTTTCGATTTCAAATTTCTTATCGAGATCATCAGTTTCAACATCAACAGACAAACCTTTGTTGCTACCGGTTGCGTACTGCACATCAAATTCCGTTTCAACCTCTGCGTCCGGGTACTGCTCACGCACAACCTCTGCCAGTTTTTCGGCGGCATATGATGCATAGCCTGTTGCCGCGTCGTGCTGATCTGCCCAACCATCGCCCATGTTTCCACTCAGAATTGTGTCGCTGATCGTGATTTTCATTTTGTGTTCCTCCTCAGAGTTTTTGTTACCATCTGAGTTAAATATACACGTTGTGTATTTTGCTGTCAACAACAAAATGCACATTGTGTATTTTTATTTTAACAGGGTGCGCCAGTGGCATAACGCTCGTTCAACTCGGACGGGCTTACCGCCCGCCGGTTAACTCTGGTCGTTATATTCCTAAGCCAAATTCTTTTTTAATTGCAGCAACTGCTTGGTAAAATGTATCCTCATATGACGATGTAGCCCAATCCATAACATTCAGTATTTCAAGGCATTTTGTAGCAGTGGCTTTTTCAGCCCAAGCAATACCCTCAGCTCTGGCGCAATTTGCGCACTCCCTGGCGAATAACACTGCGCTAGTGGTGGTTACATGGTCCTTGTTTGCGGTAGGAAACTCAAAAAATGTTTCAGCTTTTTGTTCAATATGTTCAAGTGGCATAAAACCTCCGTGCGTAATATAACGCCTTAATTAACGCGGACTTGCTTACTCTCCGCTCAATTTTCAGCGTTTCCTTTCTGTGTAATTTCAGTGTTTTAGTCATTTCATTTACCGCAAGCCGGTTATCCGGTTACGTTATGCCCTGCCACCATTCCATGAATGTTCCGGGGAGGCATCCCACCGGCAGAAATCTAGGAACGAGTCAAAGCAGTCTCCATATTCGATATAACGCAGATACCGAGCTTGAGAACGCCCCGGCTTGCGAACCTTCCCTTTTTCATCCAGATATTCAATCCCGTCCGTGGGATGGTAATTGTTGACGTTCCCAGGCTTGTCGCTGTCCAACAAAATACCGATGTAGTTTCCACGATCCTCGGCAATAATCCCCGGCTTGCCGTAGGCAATCACGCGACGACCAATGCAGGCCGGGACACCGTAGGCATTTCTGACATATTCACAGTTCATCATCATCCTCCGCATCCATAAGATAAAATATGTGGCCACATGCCGAACATCTGTCTTTCTGATAATCAGAGCATTGCGGACCGCTGTGATAATAAGTGACTTTGCAGCTACATTTCGGACAAGCCATTGTATCCTCCGATGCACCAGAGACGGGCATAACCCGCCGTTGGTGCGGTCAGGCCGCACACCGGCAACCCGTTAGATTCTCTCTGTTAGCTGGTAAATAATTCCGGCAATTCCACCAAGTGAGGTTATCAACATGGCAGATCAAACTGTACGGGTTGTATCAGACACAAAAGCACAAGTGGCTTTTGACCTTGCAAAACACATCAGTAGCTACAACCCAGAATCTGAAAAGGTTAAAGACAGAGCCTATTGGCTCACTCTTTATCGTCAGTGCTACAAGGCTGCAAACGGCTGTTCCCTAGAAGATATTCTTCAAGAAAAATAGCCTCTTTAACCAGCTTTTCCGCTGGGGCTTGCGGGTTATTAACGGTTGCTATTCTCAGGCATTCAAGTCTCAGTTCTTGTGTGTTTTGCATAGTTGCGTCCTTTCGCCAATCTAACGGCTCAATCAACTCGGACTGGCTTACTGTGCGCTGAATTTCACCAGTTCCGCTGTCGTCCGTTGGTAGTTTATTTCGGCGTAATCACTCCGGTTACGCCAGCCGGTTATCTCGTAAACGTTAGCGGCTGTTGACCCACTGTATAAATTTGCTGTCGCCAACAGAATTAGTAATGGCGTTGTAAAGCTCCTTCGACAGTTCGTCCCAGCCAATACTATCGTCTCCACAATGGTGCTTGCGGTAGGCCATCTGACAAGCCCTAAATAAGTCTCGCACAGCATAATCAGGTATCCCGTTTTCAGGATATTTCATGTTATTTGAAGGCATTTTTAACCTCGCTTCTTCTCATGTATTTTCTTTGTCCATTATAGCTAACGGAGACAATGGCATCGGTGCAGCAGTATTTACATGGTGGTTCATAGTATTCGCAGTCACAGATAATCACGTCTATATTCGGTTTGTCTTTCATGGGCAACCATTCGTCCTTGTGACCGGGTGCTCCAAATGCCTGTGCTCTGTAGTTCATTTTGATACCCTCCTAACTGTTTTAGAAATTGCAATAGTTGATTTGGTAGTTGGCGAACTGCCAGCCGTATAGGGCTATTCATGTCACCACCTCGGTGCTGCCTCTAACGGCTCAATTAACGCTGACTGGTTAGCCGTGGGTTGTGTAGTAGTTTGAGACACCTTCGCTGGCTAACCAGCAGGTTATCTCGTGATCGTTAGATTACTCTGGCAACTAATCACGGCTTGCTCCATGCAACGCTGATTTTGCCACAACATTTACATTTCAGAACCTGTACTGTGCATCCGCGCTCTACGGTTTCTTCAACGTAATCACATCCTGCAACCATGTCAGATACCTTGATACTCCGCCAAATTGACTTTATTAAACACAGAGGGTTTCTCATGCCTGTTTCACCTCATTTATCCGGCTCCTGCCGTGGCAGTTCGGGCATTCCAGCAGAGTAGCATTGTTTTGGTCATAGACAGCCTGCCAGTCATGGCCGCAGAGATTGCAATACACTGATTGAGTTATCCACCGTTCGGGCGGCCATTGATATGCTGTTTGCTCCATATTTGTAACCCCTTGTTATTACTTGTGACCTTGACTTTTCGTAATCTAACGGCTCAATCAACTCGGACTGGCAGGGTCTGCGTTGAATTTTGCAGAGTCCAAGTCGTTGCCGTTCTGTTATTCAAACTTTGTCGCTCCGGCCTGCCAGCCGGTTATCTCGTGGCTCGTTAAATTGATTCGATCATCACCACGCCAGTGCCGAGTGTTCTTTGCCATCCAAATCAGGAAAGCCATTGGCAAAGTTGTATTCCCATGGCCTGCCTTTTTCAGACAGCACGTTGCTACCCCATTGCTTGAACATGAATGGCACTCCCGCCTCTGCGCACTGATCGCGGACTATCCGCACCCATGCCGGATCTAAAAGCCGCGCTTTTGCCCCGGATTCGCCGCCAAGGATTACACCATCAAGCCTAGGCATGCCGTCAATCATGCCATCTGACCATGGATCAAACCGTTTTCCGTTTAGACAGCTTTCCCAGCTTCCCCAAGTTCCGCCGCCCTCAGTAACGCCGGATTCGTAAATCCTGTCCAAATCCACCGGACCAAGCATCGGCTCCAGCGAAATAAAGCGCTTTGCAGCCGGGGTATTCAGAAGCACCGGTATCCGCTCATTTGCAGTTGCCTGATCTTCCACGGAAACGCCACAAACCACGTTTTTCAGCCTGTACGGGAAGTCCCTGAAATATTCAAACATCTGTTGCGCTCTTTTGGTCAGCAGTATGAATGTATGTTGTGGACAGCACATGGTCATTTCCATGACTGAATTAATCCATTCATCATCTATCGATTCATGAAACAAATCCCCCATGCTGCTGATGAATATAGTCTTCGGCTTCTTCCACTTGTACGGCTTTTCCAGTTCGGAAGGGACAAAGGAGGTCTTGCCGTTCCACTTGGCAGCATAGGCAGAAACTTGGCTGTTTTTGTGCTCCCATTCTACAACCTGCTGATACTGCTCACGGCCCATAGCCGCCAGCCGCCTTGCCATCTTCTCTGCATAACACTGTTGGCACCCCGCGCTGGTCTTTGAGCATCCCACTACTGGATTTATCGTTTCATCGCACCATGATATTTTAGTCGCCAACGTAGTACCCTCCTCAATTTAACCACCGCATGCACTCGGCCTATGGCCGGTGATGCTTGAACCGTTAAACCGCCTATCTTTTGTCCTGGCACTCATTGAAGCGACGCTCTATTTCCTTGCCAAGTTTTACCGCTTCATCGAAGGTTTCATCTGCATCTTTCCACAATCCAGAGTGATACAGTTTGATTTGTGCGAAAGGGATGAACATACCCGGATTCTCTGCGTCACCTGTAGCAAGGCACAATTCAACCTCGTTGTATTTCTTGCTCACGACACATTTTATGCTGTCCGTGATCGTGTCGAACGTGCCTGTAACGTGATCCCCGAATTTCTGCGCTATTTTCATTCAACACCCTCCGCCAACCGATAAACCGCTTTAATATCCACACCCAGCACACGGGCCACCTTGTTGGGAGAAATGCCCTTCTGCAACATCTTCGTTGCCTCTGATCGCTCGTAATCGCTCATCACAATACCCCCTGCGTTTTAGATCCCTAATCAGCTTTGCATCATGCCGCTTACACTCCTCAAGACTGCGGATGTATCTGACCGTATATTTAAGTAACTCAGCCATTTCAGGCATGTAATCACTCATACTTGATCTTGATTTAAGAAGCTCTGATAACTCAAACGCCACATCACGCCTGGCCATAGTACCCCCGTACCTGATTCTTGTTGATCACCCTGTCCACAAAATCAGCCAGCACATAACCAGTCTGATTCACCAACAGTGCCACCTGGGTATCAATAGCCAGCATCAGATTCAGCAGATGCCCAACCACCACCGGAGTATGATCGTTTAACGCAGACAACAGCGTACTCATATACCTGGCCCGTAACACCCAGACATACCGATCAGCCGATAGTTCACAGGCAGGCACCGCATAAAACTCAATAGCTGCAGCACCATACTTCTCCTGCATAATCCTTAATGCAGTCTCGCAGCTGTGCCGCATATCCAGCAGCTCAATCATGGCTGATGACCAGTTTTTAGCCTCCAGTTCATCGACAAACTCCTCCAGTTCATCGCCAACATGCTGCATCTGACCGCCAATACCGTTCTGATCAACAAATATGATCCTCGGAAACCAGTAATCATTCACGGACTGGCCTCCTTACGTCTGGCAGCAGACGCTTTGCCAGCCATGCTGGTTTGCTGCTTCTTTGCCTTAGTGGCCTCACGGCGCTTATGTTCCTGAGTCCAGTAATATTCCATAGACTCCTTGCTAAAAATCTTTCCCGTGGCCTGCCGCAGCAGCTTGGTAATAACGCTCCAGCCGGTTCCGGTCTTGCGCTGATCAGCAATAGAATCAAAAAACTCAACAGATACCCCCTGGGCAGCACTGGTCTTGCAACCAGCTTTTCTGCCCCCATGGAACTTTTTAACCGGATCAGGCTTAATCAGATTATCCGGCAAACTCATAACCGGCTTATGTTCAGGGTAGACACGGGTACTACAATAAATGCAGCGATACGCTTGAGTAGTCAGGGCACCGCAACTACCTCCCTGGTCTTTACGCCCCATATCCAGATCACTGGTCATGGTTTTATGACAACGGGGACATTCCATGTCAAAACTCCTGCCTGTAGAAATCAGCCACCATCGCATTCAGGTCATTTCTGGCAACCTCAACCTGATCTGCAACATCAGTGGTAAACAAACGGTCAGCCAGAAAATCAGCCAGCTTGGTATCAGTCGTCTCCATACCCTCACCATACGCATCAGGATTCTGGCTGCTGATCCATAGCCGCCCAGTGGTATCAAACGCACTGATCACATAGCCACCAGTCGTGAACAGCCCACCGCTGCTATCATCAGCAGAACCAACCAGCGCCGCCCAAACATTCCCCGTGCTGGTGGATGTAAGTAATAAAGTTTTCAATTTCAGGATCATTCAACTATCTCCGATGCAAAACCGTTGGGAAACTCTCTATCAAGCCGTGCTTCCTGTGCGGCTATCAGCTCTGCCTTTATCTGTTGTTCCTTAACTTGTTCAGCCAGCAGCCGTTTGGCCACCGTCTCCGGTATCTTGCGCTGGCCACCTTCATAATCCTGCAGAGTGCGGTACTTTATGCCGGTAACTGCTGCCAGATCCCGCAGGCTAAAGCCCATATTCTGCCTGATTGCTTTCATCTGTTCCCTGGTCATTGCGTGTACTTTTCTGCTATTTTTTACTGATTCTGCACGCAAGGATCTTCAACCATCTTCGCAGTCAGGCTGATCCCTTCCGGCAGATCAGCAGCACCTTCAAACGTCTGCACACCGTACAGAACATCAATCGCCCCATCAGACAGGCCGATATGCACTTCCGGGATATGGTACTCTTCCCATGCCCCCAGCGGATCAGCAGGATCAACCAACCGTTCATGACTGGCAATGCTCGCGTAAACAGAAAAATGATTCCCATACACACCATTGCCACAAAACATCTCAACACCTTCATCATCAGGTTTCTGGGCAAACAGCATCAACTGTTCATGTTCAATGGCCCGCTGCAGCAGCAGCTTCAGATCCTCTGTTTCCTGCTCGGAAAGTGGTTGCAGATCTTCCACGTCAATTACCTCCTTTGTTGTTTTCCGCCAGCACCAGCCCATCAAAACCGGTGGTACCCTTACGGCTGGCCCAGCGGTAATAGGTTTCCAGCGTCCGGCCTTCCCTCTCAAACGCTGCATTAACCTCTGCCAGCATCTCAACCCGGCCCCGCTGCTTTGCCTTGGCCTCACGCTCTGCAATCACGGCAGACCTGTCCAGGCCCTCAGTAACAATCACCGCTGTACCCCAGCAGAGCGCCACGAAGGCCAAAAACATAATGCAATTAACCAGAAATGATGTTGGCTCTTCCTGTTCTTCCAGATCAGGTTGTACCCACTCACGTACCCAAGGAATGCTATGCTTGCTCATTCGTTCACCATCCTTTCCCAGAAATCCGGCTCCCGGTCACTGCACTCTGGCAGCGGTAAATTATTTGTTTCAGCAAACAGTTCATCACGGGCCATCAAACCACTATCCCTGCGGCTGCAACGAAACACTTCACAGCCCTTGCATTGCTTCGCCATCGGCAACTCACGCTGCTTCGCCTTGGCCCGGCTTGCCTTGCGTGCATTATTTTTCCGTACCCCATGCGGACCATACACCAACACAACTACCGCCCCCGCTTGCATGATTCCAGATACCGCTCCAGATCCTCACGCCGATACCGCACCAGCTTTTCGCCTTTGGTATACGGTATCCGCTTCTCAGCCGGGCCGATCCGGTTCTTATCCAGAAACCCCTTATCCCGGCCAATAAACTCAGCAGCATCCCGTGGTGAAAACCACACCTTCTGCTCTGTCTGCACCTTGGCCAGCGCCGCAGCCAGATCAGCCCTCAGCTGCAGATTCTCAGCCTCAAGCTGCTCCTTCTGCTCCATACAATCCGCCAGCTGCCGTAACAGATCAGGGGCGGTCATTTCCGCAGACTCGCCTTAAACTCATCAACAACCTGCTGGCACCTCAGATCAGTCAGCTCCTGCACCACCAGCTTCAGCCGCTCCAACTCCTGCTGGACATGCCTTCGTTCTGCCTGCAGCTGCAGCGCCGCATCCTCAAGTGTCTCAGACAGACCCCGCAGCGTATCGCCCTCAAGCTCCGCCTTGCCGTCAACCATAAACTGCAGCGCATCCACCACAAACCGCAACTTGCCCATACTCATAATGCCCCCGTAAACTCTTTACTTCCGTACAAGATACGAATATTATATTTATAGGCCACTATCAGGTGACTCAGCCAACAGACCCTCAGCCCGCAAATAGCGTGCAATCTTCTGACTAACTGAATCAGGCCGTATGGCAGCAATCGGGCCGATCCCTACCTTCAGAAACCGGTCTACGGTCACATGCTCAAACGGTGTTGTTTTTTTGAACTTACTGATATTACCGTACTTGTCTTTAATGTTTTGCTTTGTTACAGCCAGATCAATCGCCATGTTGCTAACCTCTAAAATATAATAGGAGACAAAACCCCATGTACCTGTACGAACAACTTGTCAGAGAAGCAGTAACCGGCAGCACCCTGCGGGAAATAGGCGCTGAAATCGGCGTACCGGCCACCACCATTCACGACTGGATACACCTTGATAAACGCCCCAGGCTGGACACCCTGCCCAGAATAGCCGAATGGGCAAACCTTCCGGTTCCGGCGCTGCTGCTTGATGCCGACAGCAGCAGAGACGAACAAACCATACTCAGCCTGCTGCCCAAACTTACGCCCGACCAGAAACGGCAGATCGCCCTGCAGATGAAGTTCTTGCTTCATACCGACGCTGACGGGACTTAAATACACTCAACGTATCCCGCATGGCATGAGCCGCAACATCAATATCACCCTTGCGGTTCAGGGCATCCAGCATCGCCTGGGCGTCCTCGGCAAAGCGGTCAAGCAACTGCTCGGCAGTAATCTTTGCAACCACAACCCGCTGCCTGCTCTTCTTCACATCAGGGCGGTTGTTGGCTTCATCAATCATGGCCTGTAACTTTGACGACATCATAACCAGCTCCTTTCGTTGTGTAGTTGAGATGTATAATATTCGGGAATATTCAAATGTCAAACAAAAAAGATTCAAAAATATTCTTTTCTGCCGAGATTATTCTCTCTGCTCTTGAATTACGAGGCTTTAAAGGGAAGGGGTGGTGCCGCCGAGCATCAGATAAGGTGCTAGAGGCCGGAGAACATCTTACGGAGCAACATATACGGGCGGTCCTGGTCAACAAAACAAAGCCACTTAATGACAAATTTATCAATACACTGTTGCGCGGACTGAATATTTCCGAATCTGAATTAAGCAGCTCCCAGCCCAAGCCCGAAGTATCCGACCCAGGCACCGCCTATCACGATGAAGATCCGAGGTTGTTAGAGATACAGCGCCTTTGGGGATCTATCTGTCACCAGCAGCGTGACGCACTGCTTGCCGTAGCCCAGGGGTTTGCGAAGCAACCGCCAGAGACATCGCCAGAAAACGAAGAGAAGGTTATAGACTTGTACGGGAAGAGATCAGCATAGAAATGAAGAGGCTAGGGTGGGGTGGGGCAAATGTCTGACAAAAAGGAAGTAATACATTCAATTTACGCTGCAATTGTTATGGTGTTTGTTTTTGTTATTTGCGCCTACGGGATTGCCCCTTTGTTCTTTAAGTTTATGGATTGGTTTGGTTTTAATTTCGTGCCGTCGCGCATGGGAGGGGGAAGCGAAATAGGAAATGAAGGTCTTTTGCAATTAGTGTTCAGAGGGGCACTTGCTTTAATAGCTTCAGTATCAGCAGGCTATTTTGCTGGCGATCGGCTTTTCCCAGATCAAAACAAAAAACACACCTTTATTTTTGCCGGGACAATCATCACTGTATTTCTGGTGCTATTTTTTTCATACCCATCAATAAAGCGTCTTGCTTATTCCGCACCACAACAGGCACCTCCTGCACCTATGCCTACATCAATGGGCGTTATTCAACATCCTCTGCAATCTCCTGTGTCCTCAGCACATTTATTAGCACCTAAGGCAGTCGAGCCGCACACACAATCAGCTCCCACAATCAAACGCCAGATACCGAAAAAAATAAAACATTACCCGCAACCGCAATCTAATGGTGCATCAGAAACACACTGTATCAACAACTGCTTTGTCTTTGAGGCCTACCACGATGAAGGAGACCCAGATTTCAAACCATTTCGCATCACAATGGATTCTGTTGGAGTTCGCAGAATAATGATCTACAGAACCAACTCCCAGTACAGTTCAGGCGGATACCAATCAAACAACCAGTCAGCAAAAGATCTTGATTACTATCTAAACCAGATCCCAAAGACAGTTAGAGATCTTGCCCCCATGAAAGCGCTGCGCCTGGCCAGAGAGATGCAAAACAGCGATAGGGGCATACACCCCAGCCAAGAAGAACAGGCCATAAACAGGCTTAACGACAAGTTGAACACTATAAAGACAAACCAGTTCAATCTTAATCAAAAAATTGATGAAACAAATAGAAGACTACTGTATTAGCAACATCATGTTGCTACTTTCAAAATCTGTTCATGATCCGTTCATGATCACGATATTCAGCAAATAAAAAAGGCTTCACAGAAAGTCTGTAAAGCCAGTGTTTATCAATGGTGCGGGCATCCGGGATCGAACCGGAACGGCCAAAAGCCGAGAGATTTTAAGTTTAAATATTTGATTTAGTTATAAATAATTTTGATTTATTGCTGTGTTAAATAGTTATATTTGCTGACTTTTGTTTTTAAATGTTTTATTTTTTGCGTGGTTTTGATTGACAGTGATATATAAAAAATGGTTCAAAATAAGTTCAAGATTCAGGGGGCAGGGTGCCACGGGCAAAGCTGACAGAAAAATATATTGATCGGATACCGTATTCTGACAAGACTGTTGAATACTACGATACGAAGCTCACCGGCTTTGGTGTACGAGTGGGGTCTAACAGCAAGACCTATTTTGTGAAGGGCCGGAATCCTGATGGTAGTCAGTTCAAGCGGAAGCTGGGCAAGTTTGGCCTGACGCACATAGATGATGCCATAAGCAAGGCCACCAACATCTTGCAGGGGCTTGAAAAAGGTTTCGGCCCGGATCACCAGCCAGAAGAACCAGCACCACGGCTACCTATTACGTTGAACACGATGCTAACAGAATATTTGACGACACGGAAGCGCCTGAAACCGTCTACCCGCGAATTATACAAAACACTGCTTAAAAGGTATCTGCCGGATTGGGTGGATTTACCCATGAAGGATATCAGCCCGGTAATGGTGGTGAAGCGGCATGCAGAGATAGGGGCCAAAAGTCCGGCAGGGGCTGATGGCACTTTTCGGGTGGTAAGGGCACTGTATAACCTTGCCATCGATATATATGACCAGGAAATAACCAGAAGCCCTGTCAAGCGACTTTCAAGCACAAAGGCATGGTACAGGGTTCCCAGAAAGGAAAAATTCATCAAGCCTTCTCAGCTTGCTATCTTTTTCGGGGCATTAAGAGAAACCCCCTGTCTTGTGTCTGATTACCTGGAGGCGTTGCTTTTTACCGGTATCAGATCCGCATCAGAGATAGCAAAGCTGCAGATCAAGCATGTTGATTTTAAGGACAGGGCCATATCGCTGTATGATACCAAAACCAAGAGCTACCAGTATGTGCCGGTGTCTGAATCAACCATTACCATTTTAAAGCGCCGGGCTGATGATGCACGGGCAAAAAAAACGCCCTACCTGTTCTATGCCTTTCAGGAACAGGCCGCCAGAAACGGGGTATGGATACCTAAGCCGGACAGTACCCATATAAAGGATGTACGTGGTACCATAAAATCAATTTTAAGCGGTACTGTGCTGGCTGATATTACCCCGCATGATTTACGCCGGTCATTTCTAACCTATGCTGATGAACTGGAGATTTCAAACATTGTGCAGAAGGCGCTGGTGGGCCATGCCATACCTACAGACGTAACTGATGGCTACAAAATCATTACAATGGATAGATTACGGAAGGCGGTTGATCGGGTTGAGGAGTACATTCTTCAGCACGCGGGTCTCCGGTAACACAATCCGTCCTCGCACATCTGCTGGTTGATCCCTTAGCCGGGCACAGTTTATCCGGCTTGCCGCTGGCTACGCAGTATTTCATCATCACGTCCCAAAGTGAAACTTGCAGAAGAAGAAGTGTTGGCAGGCTTTAGTATCCCTGTCCAAATAAAACGGGCAAGTAATAAAACAAGATTCCTGGTTGGGCCGGTACTCGACACACTTCAGCGTATCCATCGGGTAGACCGGACAGGAAACATCAGCCTGCAGGCAGCTGGTGCAGAGGGTGCGGTCGGTCATCCCTGCAGCACCTTCAGCGCCTTTGCATACAGCGCTTTACGATCTGCCAAACCATTCACTCCGCCGTTAATTTTCTTGGTCAGGGCCACCACATCACCAGTATCAGCAACGGGGTTCAACTTGCGGGTAGACCAGTAGTAACAGGCTGATTCAACCGCCCCGGCCCGCGTCTGCATGTAGGCCATAGCATCTTCAAGGCTCATGCCGATAGAAGCCGCAAACGCCTTGTGATTATCTTTGCCGGTCAGCTGGATCAGGCCATGACCCCGGTGGCGGTAGCCATCCCCGCTATCCTCACTGCCGTTGCCCATCCGGTTTGCATATACCCGGTTTCCGATTGCCTTGGGGTTGCGTGCATATTGGTGGGCCTGTGTAGGAGTCCTGAAATACTTACCAAAAACCCGTAGCAAGGCTTCTGCGCTGTAGTTAAGGTTTTCAATAGTGGCAGTAAATCCCATGGATTCATGCCCGCACTGAGACAGGAACGCTGCCAGCCGTACCGGGGTGTCTATGTCATACTTGGGTAGTACCGCATTAAGCGCCTCTACCCACTCAGCGGCATGTTTGTTTGCAGGAAACAGTGCTGAAAATTGTTGTACAGTCAGTTGCATATCAATACCATCCCTTTTCAATTTCACGCGAAGCATGCGTAAAGCCCCAACAGAACAGCACAAACCAAAACAGGAGCAAGCCAGTCAAAAATATCCCCCAGATACCAAATGCGATAATCAAAGGCTCCCCAAATAGGGAGATTAGCTCTTTTGCCATATCCAAACCTTTCTATCCATCTGTACTCTGCCTGTGCGTGTTCGCGTCCAACAAAAATGGCCATGCCAAAACAAGCGCCAGCGTATATATCTCCGCACAGCCAGCCGATACCGGTGCAGAACAGGGCTATCGCAATATGCTGTAATACCGTCCAATCCATGTCATACCCCCGGTTGTTGGTCAGGCTGGGCAGGCGTCTTGATGGCCTGCACTATGCTCTGGACCTTGCCTACACCTACGCCGGTTATGATAGCTGTGAACAACCACTTAATCAGGTCAGACAGCGATTCAGGGATATTCGGCAAGCCCCCTGCTGCATAAAACCCACAGGCCAGCAGGTTCATGGTGAATATCAGCAGGATTATTGCCATAAGTCGTTGGCTGCTGGGGGTGCCGTCTGATTCCGAAAGTGCTTTCTTAATCCAGTTCATTTTGTTACCCCTTTCGGAGAAGTTAAGTTCTTGCCGTTGAATATCGGGCATTTTGTGCTTGCTGGTTTGCAATCATCAAGTGGACATGTCTCGCAAGCCGGGCTTGTCTGCACGCTGTACCTATGCGGCGCACCTATCGTGCCTGGTTGCCTCTTCATGGTGCCGTGGTAAATGTGCTTTCGCACACCCCTGCATTGTCGGTCATGGCGGTACCGCAACTGCTGGTTGTTTCGCCATCAGTCTGCGGAATATTGTTTTTTACCACCTTGATCGTGTATGTGGTTCCTGCCGCCAGGGTGGATGGAATAGTCCATGTCTGAGTGGGCTGATAGGGGTAACCAGGGTTGCCCGCCGGTGCGGTACTATCACCTTGGATGTATGTCGTAGAGAGACTGACATACACAGCTTTATTGAATGTCACATACGGTACAGCATCAATGGCTACCCCTGTTGCGCCATTCGCGGGATAAACAGCAGATACAGCCAGAGCAGCCGGCGTGCCAAGCACCAGCGTGCCATTGGCTTGGATATAACTGGTGATTTTACCGGTGCTGTCTTTAAACTCTGCCACCCGTTTGTATGGATTATCCCCTGAAATAGGTTGAGCTGTTAATGGTGTATCAGAAGGCGTGGTTCGTAGGGTTAAACCGGTAACATTGAGGCTACCCAAGGCCGGGTCATACATTTGAATCCTACCATTATCCGGCATGGTGGCTGCATCAGGGTAACTGTAATACGTTTTTTTCTGATCTGCAGCCTGGGCATTGACAGCAAACATCATCAGTAAAAACAAAATAATCTTATTCATTATCTGCACCTTTCAATATTGTAGGTATGTACTCCTTGGGCAAAGTTTAACGCCTTGATGATAACCATACGCTCTTCTGTTGACGCATCAGAAATACAGGTGTTGAGGCTGGCCGGAATGGTAACAGTTGTCTCAAAATCAATGATCGGAAGAGCAGTCCAATTAAGCACAATGGTTCCAGTACCTGGATCAATAATCTTGTACTCAACTGATGCGGGCTTGTGGTACTGGCCATCAGTGCCTTTGAATTTTACGATAAATGCGTAGTTAGTGAGTTCTAAAATGGTTTTAGCAGTTGACATGATGTACCTCTATCTGGGCTGAATGCCCCTGATCAAACAACACGGCATTGCATGTGGCTCCTGATATTTCTATTTCTGCAGCAGTTCTGGAAACTATCATTATGCTGGCTCTGTTACCTGTTATCTCCACGGAATCCGCCTTGCCGATGCCGGTCTTAACACAAATTGCCAGCCCTACCAGTACCTCTGCCAACGTATCTACAAAACTGTGCTGACTGCTGGATGCAACAGCTATCAAGTCATACAACAGGTTTGCGGGTATGTTGGTTACGGTAGCTACAGAATCAGTTGGATCGCTGCCGTATGTTGCTACAATTGTTACTGTTCCGGTTGTTGAAGCATGGGATGTTGTTATAACTGCTACAGTGTCTGTTATGGCACTCAGGTCTGATACTACTGTTGCTGTTGTATCTATTGGTACTGATGATGAGCTGGTAACCGTTGCTGATGTACTCGCAATACCTGTTATGGATGTTATGGCTGTTGCCTGTGCCTTAACATTGCTGTCTGAAAGCGATGCTATGATAGAATTCAGATCAGCGACCACCGTTACCGGAGTTGTAACTAACGCATTGGTATCAACAACTGTTGCTACTACGTTAATGATGCCTGATTCTGTATCATCATGCGTCTGAAT